GGAATAGACAACTACGATACCATTGTTCTTTACCTTCTGTAGACATCTCTTCTAAGATACCCTGGATCGCCTCTGTTAACTCATCTCTCTCGTAGTTATAGTCTTCACTCTGCATTTCATTAACTCTTCTATTTCCTTTATTTTGTGTATAGTCAATATAATCATTATCGTTGAAATCGCTTCTATCTGTCTTTAAACTATGCATTTTACCCTTTTGCCTGTATATTGTATGATATTGACTAGTGCTAGAGTAAAAAGACCTATGCATAATTCCTGATATGAATTGCATCGCTTGCTTTGCATCTACTAATTCTTGGGCACGTTCATGAAACATAAACTTTTCAATAGCAAAATGTGCTACATCTTCAAATTCAGGATTTGATTTACATATCTT